TGGCGGGGTATGCGGAGAATGTGGAGCGGTGACATGGCTGGACACACATTTACCATCGATTTCTTTGAATGTGACGATGAGGAAGATTTCGCTCGACGTGTACGTCTGGCGGTTTATGGGCCTTGGGCTGAGTGTGAACCTTGCGGGGTGGAGCTTCAACCTTGGGAAGAAACGGCGTTGCTGTCCCGTTTACGACGTCAATTTAGGCATCGTCCACCTGTGGGTCGGCGACGAAAGACACCCGCCATCGGGTTCGTAACATGAGACGACGGCTGTTGCACGGACGACAGTTTAGGTGGGGCGACGCTAGAAAAATTATTCGAATACGGGCACCGCGAAAGGTTCCGCGAAGTGTGCCGCTGATGGTAGAATGAGGCGATTATGGACTTCTGGATGAGCAGCTTATCAAAGCGAAAACATTCGCGAGCGCATGATAATAATTTGTATTCGTACGCTAACGCAGATGGTATAATAGAGGCTAGAAAGAAACCTCGACTCTTTCGCTCCCCCCAAGCCGACGTTATTCGAGCCGTCCGCTTTGAGCAGTTACTGGACGGCACGGATAAGTGGTCGGATGATCCACTTATAGCTACTGCCGCAGAAACGATGGGATGGGAAATTGTCTCTTAATCGTAAAGGCGTTCAATGGCTGTCCAGATCCCTATCCCTGCTCCCCGTGAGAAATCCCCTGTATTTGTTAAGCGATCTACTCCGACGGATGATCGATATGAAGATTGTCCCTCATGTGGCGTGGGAAAGCTTCCGTTTATTAACGGCTGCTCGTTAGCGATCTGTAAGAACTGTGGATACAAAGAACCGTGTAGTTAATGCTGACGAAGAGATCGCAAAGTGTCGTGCGTCCTGTGCGTATTTCGTCCAGCACTATGCGTGGTATACCGAAACCCGGGGGGCGAGTAAGGGACTTCAAAAATTTGTCCCGTGGGATTGGCAACTGGCTCTTGTTCATAACTGGCAACACGGTGTAGACGATAAAAATCGACATGTTATCTTAAAGGCTCGCCAGCTTGGTGTATCATGGCTGGTGAGCTTTTATGCGTTATGGCTCGCGCTCTTTCATCCCGGCTCGAACGTCTTGCTGCTCTCCTACAAGGAGATGGCGGCCAAGATGTTAATTCGACGGATGAAGGATACGTTCAGTAAGATCCCGAAGTGGTTGATTCCCGGCGTTGAGCCGAATCGCAGCACGCAGGTGCTTGAGTTCTTTCTCGATGGCGCGGATAACTCCTTCAGTCGAATTGAATCGCTCGCGTCTACCGAAGACGCCGGACGTGGTGAAGCGACCTCGCTGGCGGTTCTTGATGAGTGGGCGATGCACCCGTACGATACGGAGAACTTTGCGGCCATCTCTGACTCGCTGGGGATCGAGGGGCAGATTATTGGACTGAGTACGGCGAAGGGTGCGGCAGGGACGTTCTACAATATCTTCCGCTCCGCGCATGGAAAGCAGAACGATTTTATCCCGTGGTTTATCCCGTGGTCGAAGCATCCACAGCGAGCTTCTGATCCTGAGTGGTATTCGGACATGCTGAAGAATAAGATTGCAGCGAATGGTCCTGAACTCGGGAAACGCGATATGTCGCAAGAATTCCCGCGCACGTGGGAAGAAGCGTTTGTCGCATCCGGCGCACAGGTCTTCGATGCGTCAATTATTATGGCCATGATGAAGGAAGCAGCAAAACATCGTCCACTGGTGATGACCCAAGAACTTCGCGAGTGGCAGGAGCCTATCATGGGCCGGGAGTATATCATTGGGGTTGACTGTTCGGAGGGGCTTTCAGATGGAGACTACGGAGCGGCGATTGTGCGGGATTGGAGGACCGGGGTGCATGTGGCAACACTGCGAGGACGGTGGGAACCTCGTGTTTTCGCTGCCAAGCTCGCAGATCTGGCATGGCGATGGAATTCCGCTTTTGTTGGTGTGGAGCGAAACGGGCCGGGACTCGCGGTTCTCGAGGCTCTTGCGGATGTGGGATATCCTAATCTTTACTATGAGTTGCGTGTTTCTGGTACTTCGGGGGAAAACGTTAACATCAAGGAAGGTTGGGTCACGAATAAAGCAACGAAGCCTGTAATGATTGCGGCGATGCAGGAGGCGCTTGCCACGAGCGCAATGGTGACCTATGATGAAACCTTACTTGGTGAGTACTTGACGTATGTGCGCGAGGAGACTCGTGATCAGGATGTCAAGGTATCGAATAAGACCGGGCGTACCGGAGCGCGTCGTGGAGCCTTTGATGACTGCTTAATGGCTGATCTCATCTGCTGGCAGATGCGAGATTATTTTGAGCACGGGAACCAGAACATTGCGGATCCGTATTACTCTGAGTCGGTGCCTCGAGAAGATCTGGACTATCTTGACTCTGTACGTTCAGGGTCACGTCGGATGCACTTAATCAAGAAATATGGGAAACAGTTACCTGATCGGGTACAAGTATGATAGAATATGGGGGATTACTATGCGACGACAAGAAGTTATAGACATCATGGAGGGCAATGGAGCCACCGAATTGTATCCAGTGTTTGGACCGGATGGCTCGTTTCGTGTCACAGATAAAGAAGGAAATCCATTTCCGATACCGCACCTACGTCCAATGACTGGTGGTGTCCTGTTATGGTTTCCTGTCGATGAGGGCGAAATTACAATGGAACTATCTCCAGAACAGGTCGAAGTAGTTGGCTGAACTTGAAGGTGGAGGCCGAGACGAGGAACAGATTGTTGCCCTCGTCAATGCGGCTGTAGATCATTATAAGCCCCGCAACGATATGATGTTGCGAATGTTGGATATGTATGAAGTAGCTGAACGGCCTCAACAACCGGGTGGTGTTGCGGTGCGGGATAATATGCCGCACACGGCTGTAGGGCTAGCTGCGGCTATTATTACCCGACAAGACCCGATGACTTCGGTGAATCCTCGAGATGACACGCCTGAAGAGCAGGATCGTGCCTCGCGTATCGAGCAGGTGTTCTCGGGTATCCGTTCTGATATGGATCAACGAGCGTTTCGGCGCGGTGATATGCCGCCAGATTATGAGAATGCGTTTAACCAATTAAATTATGGGTGGTTTGCTTCGCGGCAGTATGTCGCTTCACAGGAGGATAACCAGAGTCCGTTCCGGTTTATTCGACATTATAATCCAATGACGGTGTATCCGGGTCCGCAGACAGATGAGGGGTATCTCTGGGTCTTTTCGCAGATTCCGGTGGCCGGTGGGCGTATTCTAGCTGATAAACGTTATTCAAAGGTGCATAACGATATTGATCCTGACGATCCGTATAAAACGCATGATCTTGTTGAGTTCTATGACGACACTGATGTCGTGACGCTGATTGATAATACTGAGGTCTGGCGCGACCAGCATAAGCAGGGAGAAGTTCCGTGGCTGGTCGGTCCTGTGAACGGGCACAACTTCCGTGGTCTTGCCAACGATGACCGAGACTTTGTAGAGCATATGGGCATGTCTCTGAATCACGCAAATCGTGATCTTCATAATTATTACAATGAGCTTCTCGAGACAATGGGACTTATTGTGAAGAAGTACGCCAAGCCTACCGTTGTGGTTAAAACTCGAGATGGTACGGTACGACGGCTTGAACTTGGTAGCGGGGCTGTAAATACCCTGTTAGCGACCGATATCGTGCAGGTACTGGATGTGCCGGGTGCGCCACCAGAAATGGTGCCACTTCTGCAATCTGTTTTATCAGCGATGTATCGAGCGACATTCCAAGAGAATGTGTATGGAGGAGCCGGTGAGGGCGGTATGTCGGCACTAGCGATTACCTTGACCGGACATCACGCCGGGTTACGTCTTGAGCCGTACCTGAAACGACTCCAGATGTTCGATATGGAGTCCGCACGGCGTATTTTGAAGGGTATTGAGCGTGAGCAGCTTGTAATGGACTATTCAGGGGTTGATGGAATGGGCAATCCATTTCGTCTTCCAGATTTTTCGTATGTAGAGATTGATGGGGATTACTCAGTGAACTGTATGCGAAAGCTTTCGCTACCTGAAGATGATTTGATGCGAGCGCAGGTTGCTGCAAGTTTGACACAGGGGGCTAACCCTGTAGTATCTATGCAGTACGCTCGGGAGAAGATTCTGCTGGTGCAAGATCCGTTGAAAGAGCGGAATCGAGTGATTGCAGAACTTCCGCTTCGAATGCCAGAAGTCGTAATGGCGATGGCATACCAAGAACTCGTCAATAACAATGAGGTTATGGCGGCTCAAGCACTTGGTCAATCGATGGGTATCGGACAGGCTCCAGCAGGTCCGGGCGGTGCGCCGGGCGGACCTCCGGGGGCGGCTCCCGGTCCTATGGGCGCTCCTCCGGGGGCGGGGATGATGGGAAGTCCGGGGATGCAGGCTCCGGGCCAGAACTTGGCGAATTATGACACCAGTCAGTTTGGGATGAGTTAATGGCGTTTAAACGGTTAGATCAACTCGGCGCGGATCTTCGAAAAGATAGCAAGGGTAAGGAGCATAATCTTACCTTAATTGAGCTAAAGAAGTATCTTCCCGGCGCTGTATTGCAGCCGGGTACAACGTACAACGTAACGCCCAGTAGCCCTCGTAACGCACAGTGGCTACTTGCCCGTGTAAAAGAGGGCACCGCGCTAGGGTTAAATACGAGCGATTGGCTGACCAAGAGTCCTGATGGTATTCAAGGCCAGATTAATCAGGCGAAGATTCGTGGGAATGATGCGGCGAAAGCGGTGCATGGGTCTACCTATGAACCTAAGCCCGGAAGTGTAATTTCCCCGCAGGCTCCGGGCGCTCCAAAGAAACCCGCAGCAAAGCCTAAACCTCAACCTAAAGTTGAGAAGAAACCGGCAGTTAAGGTTCCAAAGCCTATTGTTGAGGGAAAGCCCAGTGCTGAAGGAAAACCTGCCGGGGGTTTAGGTTTAGACGGAGTGCAGACGGCAGAGGGGAAACCTCCTACCAAGAAGCCTCCAGTTAATTTCCAAGATCTCCAAAAGCTTTTCCAACAGACAGACTCCACAAGAACTTTATTACCTATGGAATATGCCCAACCTCGTGGCGGAGGGACTATTCCGTCATTTGGGTACGGTAAGCCCGATCCCGAATTTTACATGGATAATGAAGCCCGAGGAAAAAAGGGTACGGGAGGGTTGCGAAATCGTGGTATAATGGAAAGCGAGCAATCTCTAATAGATTCTGGGTTACCCACAGAACGAGATGCTTTTGGCCGACTTGTACCTAAAGGTTTACGAAATTTGAGTTATCCGTACGATTCCGAGGCTGAGATAACACAAGGTGGGGAAGTAATACGACGAGGACAATGGGAGAAAAACCCCGTTGCTGCGGCTGTTGAGGGTTTTTTACAAGGCTCTGGCTTGGGCGATCCAGCAGGGCAATCGGCAATCGCGGCAAGACGGGCAAGGCAGGCGCTAGGTGTTTTAGAGGCTTCCCCAGCTTTTCAGACAGATCCCGGTATCCAAGGTGAACTGCTGGGCGCTTTGCCGAGTGCTGCTTACGCTGGCGCTAATCCTAGAAGCACATATTATCAGCCTACAACAAGCGCTGGACTGTCAGCGACAGAGTACAACAAGTTATCCGTTGAGGAGAGATTGGCCTTACAACAGGCTGAGGCGCAGAAAGTCCCTTTTTCTGGGACTGCGGCTGGCGCAGCTATTGACGAGAGTTTAGATATTCCTAGTATAGTTCCAGATAATCGTTTTGACCCCCAATTTGGAGGCGCTTTTTTCAACCAGCCAGTTAATGATCCCACGGGTCTTAACTCCGTTCCTGCGTCTGTTAGCGCAGCATCGCTGCTGCCTTATCCATCGGATAGATCTGATGATGATTGGTTGGCGGCTGGTGGGCCACAATATGACTTTCCCACAAGAGTTGCTCCTGCGCCATCGGCGCAAGCTGCGGAAGTTGCGAATCGGTTCGGTGTAGTTGGAGCGGGGGATGACTGGGGCAGCGTGCAAAGTTTTGCTGGTACAGGGTGGGATAGTCCTACTATGAACCCAGATCTGGCGGCAAAGGTGGGATGGGGTGGACAGATAAGCCCCAATCCACGCATCGTTGTAGATGTAGAAGGAAAAACGCATGTCGTTCCCGGCTCGCAAGCTGATATGGCGATGGGCGGTAGTGGGCAGACCGGACAGGCTGTTCCCTCTGGGATGGGATATGAAGCAGTTGGTCCGGGTCAGGCGGTTACGTATGATCCCGGAGGAGGCTTCACCCGTGTTGCTCCTATACAAAGTGTAGTAAGTCCATCGACTCAACAACAGTTACTTCCCCCAGTTCACCCGTTAAACACCGGGGCTTCTAGTACAGGCGGTCCTCCGCCAAGCGGTGGTCCTCCGCCGGGTGGTGGAGGCGGTGGAGGCGGCGGTGGAGGCGGCGGCGGAGGCGGCGGCGGAGGCGGCCTACCCCCCGGCGGTATTGCGCCCGGTGTGGGTGGTAGTGATGCTCTCGGACTGATGGGACGAGCAATCGATACTGGCGATGCTATGTATAGGTACGCTGGTATTCAAGAGGCGTTACGAAATGCCGGTATTCAAGCCGGTAATCCGTTTGAGCAGTACCTTAGTAGTAGTCTTGCCAACACATGGGCTGATTACCAGACACAGAATATTCTTCGACAGGCAGCGGGACAAGACCCACTGAGATACGGAGATGTGCTTGGAGAACGACTATCAACAGGCAGCTTGGCTCCCACAGTTAATCCAAAGACTTTGGCAGTATTGGCGCAGGGTGATGCTAACGCGGGTTTTGGTGGTCCTCTCGAACAGATTGCGACGGCCCTTGAGATGCAGCCGGAAGTAACTTATGATTTGGCGAGGCTTTCCAGTCCTTTTGGTGCTGGTGCTCCGTCGATATTTCGAGATGTTGTTGGGGATAAGAATTATTTCAATAAGATGCGGAATGAGTATCTCCTCGATCTGGCGAGAGGCCGTCGTAAAGACACTAAAGGCGCTGATTTCCTCGGATTCCTTCAGGAAGGTTGGGGTCAGGCATAATGGCCTTATCTGATTATTTACGGGGCGATATTTTTAGGAATGTCACGGAAACAGGCGGTCAAGGATCGAGGTCATTGTTTGATGCCTATCTCGGTAATCGGTATGGTGATTGGGGTGGGATATTCAGTCCTCAGGCTCGTACGCTGGGTAACTACTTTCAACCTGTTTGGTCGAACTACCTCGGAGAGATACTTTCAGCTTCCCCTGATTCGGGGCTACAAGGATTGCCTCGGATGCCGGGTCGCACTTCGTCGGTTCCTGCGACGAGTTTTGTAGATTATTTACAGAATACTAATTTTGATCAGATGTATAGCGCTTTACCACCTTCGGCACGAGGGGTTTCAGGATCTAGATTTAACCCTATCGTTAAGCGAGTTCGATAATGGCAACCTTCGCTGATTATTTATCACGCAAGATGACTGCGACGACTCCGACACGAGAGGAGCATCCGGCGGTCCTTGTCTCAGACGCGATGAGTGAAGCTCGTGAACTCGGACAGTCTATAGCTGGGATGTTTGGTAATCAGACACGCCGCAAGAAATTGCAACAAATGAATCTCAAGCTACGTGGCTCTTAATGTAGGCGATCCCGCCCTTTCGGGAGAACTTCAGGGTGGTCGTGGAATTCCTCGACCCCGCCCTATTGCGGGATTGTCGCTTCAACAACTTTTTGAGGATACCGCGCAATCGCGTGGAAAGAATCCTGAGCTTGTTGATGCTGTAGATATTGCAGAGTTCTTGATTGAGCGTGGGGCCTCGTATGGTCAGTTTGCTCAGATTTTCGATCCTGCGTCTCTGTCTGAGTTAGAGCAGCAGGGGTATATCTCACCACCTGCGCCTGAGCTATTTGATCCTGCGATTACCGGAGAGCGTGAAGCGCCTTTAGTGGGTGGCGAGTTCTCGAGGCGCTTTCTTGACGATGCACAGCAAGGGTTACGTCGTGATTATGAGCAACAACGAACAGGTACTGTTAATCTAGCAGAGGTTGCGTTTCCAGCAAGCGTTCAACGCGCCATTGATAGGGATCGCATGAGTGAGGTTGGGGGTGAGTATAAGGCTCCCACCGAACCGTGGACACCCCCATTGGCTAAAGAGGTCGGAGGATGGGTATCTGAGAAGCTAGGCGGGGCGTTGGTAGCTGGCGAGCAGAGTGGTAATGAAGTAATTCAGGACATGGTTGAAGCTGTTAAAGCTGATGAAGTTAATACCGCGCCAATGATGTTGTATGACCGTGGGGCAGCGAGTGATTATGTAGAGGGTTGGGTAGCGGACGAATGGCGTAGCGCTTTTGATAAGATACGAGATGGTGATATCGGAGGAGCGATAGCAAAGGCTGGTGGGTCTATATTTGGAGCCGCAGGTCGAACACGAGATGTAGTAAATGCGGCGGTGCAATCATTTCAAGGGCATTTGCTGGCAAATATCCTTAAAGAAAACTGGGTTGACTCAGATATTTATGCTATGCCCGAAGAAGATAAAGAACGTTTGGAATGGTTGGCCACAGCCCGAAGTGATATTGACCCTGATGTAGCAAAAGCACGTCGATCATTCTTTAACTCGAATGCAGCGGATTGGTTCTTAGGGTTGAAAGGTTTGTCTGAGGGCTTAATCACACTTCCTATAGAGATCATTGTTCCCGGCCCTAAGATACCTAGCGTGATAACGAATCCTGTAAGTCGTAAAGCTGGGTTGGTTAAAGATTTAGCCAAGAAGAAACTTCCTCTGCCAAAGTTGCCAAAAGGGGCAAGTATTCCGTTGCACCCTTCGAAAATGAAAGAGGCCACATGGGGGAAACTTTCAGCACGTCAAAGACGAAAGATATGGCGTGACACGGCGAATCGCGTTAATATGATGGAAGATGATCTGTATACTGCCGTTCAGACCGTAATATACGGAGCAGGGGGGAATGTGCAGGAAATGGTTCGTCGTATTCACTCGATGGTGACCCCTAGAGTTGGATTTAGAAATCTTAAGCATATTTCTGATAACCCTGAACTGATGGATCCTAACGGGTCGTTCATGCAGACTATGAAGGTCATTAAGGGGTCGAATGAGGCGTGGGAAACTTTGCCTGATGGTACTGTGGTGATGAATTCTAAGTATGCCAAGGCATATAATGATTTGCAGAGAAATGGAAAAGACGCTTCAGATAGTACGTTTAGGTTGTACGATAGCGATGAGCCGCCTCCGTTGCCTTTAGGCGATTTAGACCTTAAGAAGTTTGACGATCCTCCATTGTCCGGGGAAGCGTGGAGTAATGAAGCTGTTATCAGTTCTGCGTCAAATCTTATTTTGCGTAGGTATGCGGAGTCTATTGGCTGGGGTTATGGACAGAAGGTTAAAAGGTATGGCTTCTGGGGTGAGGGCAATACTAACGTAGCGAAATGGCTGTCGGATCAATCTAAGAAACATATTGGATATACATGGCTGTTTGGCCGTTCCGGGTTCGCGGTATTGAACGCGCTTGGTGGAACCTCTATGATTATAGCGCAGCAGGGTCTTCCTTTTGGTAGATATCGAGCGGCTAACAATTGGTTCAAGAATCTCGAGAAGAGTAGCAAGGGCGCAGTTAATTTAGAAAGTTTATCTGGATACCGGGCTAAACAAGATGTGACAGGCCGGAATATGATGACTCGGGCAATGGTCGGTGAGCAGGTACCAAATATCGGTACGTCTATCTTTGCTGAACTCCCGTTTATTGGGGATAAGCTTTTGCCCGGAAATCTTCCGGCAGGTTGGATGCAGGGGTCTGGGAAGATGGCTCGGGCATTGCAGACACTTAACGATTTGCCGGGTTTAGGTGGCATGGTTGCTCATACCACTACGTTTACTGAGCAGTTGCAACATCGCGTGATCCAGACGTTTGAAATACACCAAACAGCGAGAATTAATTTCAATAAAATGTTGGCAGATCTAGATCTACCAGCTACGCATAAGAACAGACTTCAAAAAGCATTTGATGATGGGGATGCTTCCGTGTTCGATGAAATTGAACTAGGGAAGCTTATTGATGAGATGAATGCGGACGTTGCAAATAACGCCCGGAACATGTTGTCGCCTGAGATGGAAATGGCAGCTAATGTTGAAACTAGATTTGCCGGTGACATATCGGCTTCGGCAAAGCGACGATACGCAGAGATACGTCCAGCGGGTGAGTTGAATAGGGATATGGTTTCATTAGTGGATGATGCTATAGAAAAGGCTATAGAAGATGCGTCTCAGTCGCGCTATGTTTTAACGCCTTCTCATATTCGTGCTGTAGGCAGGCAAGTGATCGCAGACGAGCTAGAAAAAACTCGTCGAATGAGCGACTTTGTGCTTCGTACGTCTCCTGATGGCACAGTTGGAAAACTAGGGCGGGAGTATCTTGATATATTTGAAGATCTGAATGTTGCCCCTGACGGTGAAACCCGTCGAATTATTGCAGAAATGATTACACACGATAATTATACAATTAGGCTCCAAGAGCAGGCGCTTGATGCCATCGCCCATCGACTAGAAACATTTGCCGGAGCCGCTGATTCTGGGACCGGGAAGCTTGTTAATAAGATACGTGATGATTTCACGGCTGTTAAGCGATCTCATACGAAGAGCATTTTAGAAAACGTCGCACTTATGCGTCGGGATATTCAAGACGTGATTAAGAAGTCTCAGGGTGTAGTTGGTCGGCTTAAAGGGCAGACAGATCCTGATCGACAGAAGATATCAGAAATCCAAGCACGCTTTGATGTGGTGCGGCAGGAGATATCTGAGCGAACCTCAGCACAGCTTGAATCGCTAACAGACCGTTTTGTAGCTGATGAGATGGTTCAGTCTTTGGCTAAGGCCGGTAAGGTCGCTGAAGGTAATAAGTTGCTGGATGAAGCGCATCGCGCTTTGAAAAGTGTTGGGGTCCGTGTAGGGAATGCAAATAAGATTGTTGATACTGCGAAAAAGTCAGCAGATTATAAGTACGGGTCATATTCACAGCGGGAGCAAGTCCTTGCTCGGGCGCATAGAGAACGTATGGAATTGATTCGTCAAGAGTACCAGACGATAGCTGACATTCATACAAATCTTAAGCTTCCGGCTACGGATCTTGAGGATGTTCAACTTCCGCAACAACTGTATGAAGATGTGTTGCGAGCCGTGGATGCGGAGCGGGGTGGGACTGTTCTTCAAGATACGCTCCTTTCTAATGATCCTACGTTATTACTTCATCGGCACGGTGAGGAACTCTCGCAGAAGCTGACGGACAGGTTTGAAGATATTGCAGATCAGTGGGGCAGACCATCTCCTAACATTACACAGAGCGTTGCTGATCAGAATCTTACTCGCTCATCGACAGTGCAGGATATCATTAGAATTCGTGACGCTTCATTACTGAATGCACGTCGTCACGCTGCTGATAAATCGAATGAAGCTCTTTTTAGTTATATCTATAACAAGCCTGAAGTTATGTTACAAGTGCTTACGCCATATCCGTATTGGAGCATGAAATTTGCAGCGTTCCACGCAAGAATGGCATTAAAGCGTCCGGGTCAGTATGCTATATTTGCCCGGTTAATGGCAGATTGGATGGAAGATACAAAAGATCTGCCAGATCATCTGAAGATGACCATCTATTTGAAGGAGCTTCCTGATGGTACGCAGATTCGATTTGATCCAAAAATTTTGTTTGGTGGTCCTAGCGCTACGACTGTAATGGGATTTGTTCGAGGTGGACAAGATCGTGAAACTTCTTCAAACGCTTACCAGATGGTACAAGCAATGAATATGGTGTACTCAGGTCGTGCCCATCCGTGGATATCAGCGGTTACTCATGCAGGAGTTGAGGCATTAGGTCCAGAGCGGGTGCAGGAGTTAGTTAACAATCCCGAGGTGTATCAAGAAATTCTTGGGAAGTATGGATATGTACCTCCGGCTGAGGAGCAGCTTCAGCAGTTACTTGGTATTAATCAGCGTATGGCTACGTCGGTATTAGCGCAAGGGGAGCTACGTGCGCCGTGGATGTCTCAAGGGTCTGGGTTTATGTTCTCTGAAGCGTTCACTCCTGAAGTTATGTACGAGCGAGGTTTAACTGCCAGTCAGCGTTCTCGGATTGGACATACAATTGCTGATATGGTTGAACCGGGTCTAATTTCTGAGCGTGACGCAGAGCAGGCTATTATAGATATTCAGCAAAACCGTCCGAACCCTATAGCGCTAGAAGGTATGAAGCGGTATTTCTCTGGTGAGCATATGACACAGGGATGGAATTGGGTGGTCGGTGGTTTTCGCCATTACACTCCTACGTACCAGCGTTCTCGTATGCTTAATCAGCAATATCGAGATCTTAAAGAGTCAGGTCGAACGGATGAAGCGGCCCAGCTTGTTAAGGATAACCCAGCCCTGCCGATTCGGTGGATTATCAATGATGATTTAGAAGATCAAGAAAAGCACGTTAACAAGGCGACGTATTGGGACAAATTATATATCCAACGAGAGCGTCTCGAGACTGAGTTAGCAAGTACTGACGCCTTAGATATTACGCGGCAACGCGAGTTGCGAGAGGCTTACCGTGCTGAAATGGATGCGTTCCAGAATGAGCTTGGATTGTCTGATGAGGATATAAACCCTCGAGAAAATGGTCAGCCTATTGACAGAGAAGAAGATACTGGGATTCCTTTCGCGAGAAATTATCGAACCAAGTCTATTAAGACTCTTGTTGGTGCCTTTCGGGAGATGGTGAAATACGAGGACTTTGTAGACGAGCAGGGTATCTTTAATCACGAACAGTATGAGACGATTAGAGATGATTGGTTGCGTCAGCATGTACCAGAGGAAATGCGTGTAGAGTTTGACGCAGAGCTTAGTCGAGGAATCTCACTGCCGGAAGCGATCTTAAAGGTTTACAAAGAAGAGTTCGTGGGTGCGTATTTTGATAAAACTGAGAACATGACGGCAGATGAAAAAGAAGCGTACATGGCCGAGAATCAAGTTCCAAGCGTTGAACAGCTTGTCCGTAAAGTTAAGGAAGCGTATCCGACACGGAACTGGGTAAATAAAGATGAGGAAATAGATCTTCAGGTTAACGATGCGAAAATACGTTCAGCTATTGAGAAGGCATCAATTACCTTCCAAGGATTCCTTGATGTAAACTCTCGAGATAAGATTGAGCGCGTACGTAAGAGCACTGATCAGAATCCGTTCGCGTTTAAGTCGAAAACAGGTCTTGTAGTGAATAGAGAAACACTTGGAGAATACAGTCAGGCATATGTTGATATGTCGAAATTTCAAGCTACTAAAGAACTACGGGATGAGTATGATATTCATATTGACTCATTAACGGAGCAGTTTGACGGAGAGTTAGCGCAACTTTCTCCTATGGATTTTGCGCTAGGCGAGGATGATAAGATACGCGAGCGGTATCTAGGGGGAAATGGTACTAGCGGGTTAATAGGTCGAATTCGTAATCTAAAGAAGCAGGCTATTGCTCGGGGTGTTATTGGAGAATGGACGACGCTTGCAGATAAGTGGTTTGGTAAGGATGAGTACGGGGAAGAGGACGCCTTGCGAGAGATGCGCTCGTTATTTTATGCGGTTACCCCAAGTTCGTTTACGTCTGAAGATGGTATTAATTGGGATGCCTTTAACAAGGCTAGAGATCAAGCGTTCGATGAGGCGATGGATCTCGGGAAAGCGTACGGTATTACACAGACTGAGTTCCAGTCTGAGCTTGATAAGCGTAAGGTTCCATCTGAAGCAGCGTGGATTTTCTGGCAGGAGAATCATATTGGTCCTGCTCTTGAAGAGCGTCACGCGCTTAAAGATTCTTCGGGACGTGTCAGTGCTGGATCGCATCAGCAGATTGCCGCGAAGTACGCTCGATCTGCGACCGTTGAGGAAATTCTTACTGGGATTCTTAAGCGTTTTCCTCACCTCACTCGAAAAAGCTTCGGAGCTATTCTCAGCCTCCGTTTACCAAGCTTTTCCGAATATTGGCAGGCTCGTGGATATAATACACCGGGTTCTGGGCGTGGAACTTCTACTCGCTCATATTACACAAACCCGAACCCTTTTGCTGGCGTTCAAACGTGGTTAGAGCAAAATCCCGACCAAAGATTACCGACAAATCTCCTATAAACTGATATCTGTGTTAAAATAGTAAAAGTATAACTGTGATTTCTCGGTATCTTTTAGACCGGGAATACCAAGGGAGTACTTATTATGGCAGAGCTTAACGAATCAGAAGCCCCGCAGGGTACATCTGAAACAGCGAGCGCCCAATCAGAAGAAGGACAAGCTGTAGAATCGACTGCTGCTCAAAATGCGTATAGTGAGGAGCAGTTCAAAGGTCTTCAATCGTCGCTATCAAGGCAGATTAATGAGGCGAATCAACGCGCCGAAGCTGCTGAGAAAGCGGCTGAAACTGCCCGTCAGCAAGCGTTCGGAGCAGCGGTTGCTAACGTCGAAGACCCAGAAGAGCAGAACCAACTACGACTACAATTTGCGGCGCAGGAAGCGCAAAAGCGAATTGATGCCGCAGAAGCGAAAGCTCAATCTGCTACGGCTCTGGCAGAAAGCGCAGGAAAACACTTAGCCGCCCAAGAATTGGCCGCTAAGTACGGTATTCCAGCCGAAGTGTTGCAGGGGTCCACATCTCTGGAATCAATGGAGAGTACCGCGAAAATGTTTCGCGATACCGTTCAACGAGAGATCAGCGCAAAAACAAGCACTGAAGCAAGTCAAGAAAGTGAACCGGACAGCGGTCCCGGCGCTCCTGCTGTTGATAGCGGGACTGGCGGGGGCGGTGCAGGTGTCTCTGATAATAGTGACATCGCACACACTGGTAAGGTCGCTGAAGGACTGGCTCGTGCGCGTGCTGCGATGAATGCTCGTTAAAGGATACTAACAACCTATGGCTGGTGTACGAGGCGCGAGAGACACCCTGACCGATACTACCGTACAAAAGCGGCAAGTAGAGGATCAGATTGTTAACTTCTCGCCAAAGGCCATTCCTTTCCTTAAGCGGATTGGATTTAATGGCGAAACTATCACCAACCCCAAGTACGAGTGGCACGAAGATGAGTTGTTTGCACTAACATCTTCCGTCCACGGTTCCACCGTTATGACTGACGGCGCTCACACGACTGTGACGCTGGCGGCTAACGATGCGTATAACTTTAGGGTTGGCGATATTCTTCTAGTTGAAGATGAACAGATCCGTGTAACTGCAATCGCGTCGGACAACTCCCTTACGATTACTCGTGGGTGGGGTTCAACGTCGGGTGCATCTCACGCTGCTGGCACGACAATTAGACGAATTTCACAGGCGTTCCCTGAGAACACCGACTCCGTGGTTGCTGGTACGACGACTCACTCTTTCCCGTTCAACTACGCGCAAATTATCGACGTGGCCTATCAGGTTTCACATCGAGCGCAGAACACGGGCGAGTATGGTCTGAGTGACCGGCTTGACTACGAAGCGGAAAAGGTTCTTACTGACGCTTTCTCAATGCTTGAACGAGCGGCGCTGTATGGTGCCGAGCGTGTCTTGCGAACGTCGTCCGTTCCGGGCGCGTTTGGTGGTTTGAAGACCTTCATCACGAACAACACAGACACTACGTCTGAAGCGATCACTGAGAAGAAGATTAACAACCTATTGGCGTTGATCTTTGACGATGTGGGGCATGAGACGATGGCAACGTGGATCGTGACAGGTCAGTGGCAGAAACGTAAGATCTCTGACTTCTACCGACCCTTGGCCCGTATGGACCGTGGTTCGAGAGAAGGTGGAATCGTCGTAGACGTTGTGGACACCGATTTCGGTGAAATCGACGTTTCGATGGTCTTCAACTGCCCGTCAGATCATGCGTATTTCCTAAACCCGAATCTTATCGACTTCCATGCCTTTAAGAACTCGGCGTTTTTCACAGAACCCTTGCCGGAGGACGGCGCGTACTTCAAAGAGCATCTCTATGGCGATTACACACTAAGTTGTCGCTGGGACAAGGCTCACGGGTACATGTCTAACCTCAGCACTTCTTAAGGAGGTATTAAATGCCATCTACGGATGCAGTTGAATATCTCGCCGGAGGTGAGCCGGGGACGTTTGGTGCAGGTCAAAAGGATTTCGCGTTCGCGCAGAATTTACAAGTTCAACGTATGAAGGTTACGGCCAAAACGTCGAGCTACAGTCTGCTTGAATCGGATTCCGGCGGTCTATTCACCACGACCGGGGCTTCGGGTGCTGTAACATTCACTCTTCCAGCAGTGTCAGGCAATGCAGGACTTAACTATTGGATCTTCAATACTGTCGATCAGAATATAGTTATTACCGGCCCTGCCGATACACTTGTTGTGAAGAACGATGCGGCGGCTGATAGTTTGACCCATAGTACGTCAAACGAAAAAATCGGCCAAAGCTTCTTTATCGTTGGCGATGGTTCAAAATGGTTAGTTTTCAACATCGCTTTCGCTGCTGCGACGACACCAACGATTGCTACGTAAGTAGTTTTAGCGGGTGGGGGCTTCTGGCCCCCACCCCTATCTATTAGGAGGGCTTCATGCGAGAACCTGTTTTCTATGCTGTGCCCATGACTCATGCGGTATTCTCCCGCTGGGTGTATGGGTTTTTTCAATTTATTACCACATCATGGCGTGAGGGCGATCAGCTAGGGTATCGTCCGCCAACTATTGTCCATATCGCACGTCAAGATCTTGTTGATCAGTTCCTTAAAACGGACTGTCAATGGCTATTTTGGATCGATGATGACGTGGTTCCACCAAAACACGCGCTTTGGCAGTTGCTGTCACACGGTGAGAAGGCCGTAAACGGCCTTGTACCGTTCAAGGAGCCACCTTATAACCCTAACTGGTATCTGAACCCTATCTACGATAAATCGCGAGATTCGTGGACGTACGAGGGGTTTTTTAACCCTCCGAGCGACGGACTCGTTAAAATAGATAGCGCAGGACTAGCCTGTAGTCTTATTCACCGTGAGGTGATCGAAAAGATGGAATATCCGCACTTTACGCTGGATGCGGCGGCTGAAGATCACAGCTTCTGGCGGAAAGTAAAAGATGCAGGCTTCGAATTGTACGGCGACCCGTCAGTACAGTGTGTACACATAGGTATCGATGGCGTATCCGCAGGGCATTGGTTAGCCTACCAAGAAATGTACCGTGCAAACCCGTTTTCGATAAACGGACCCCAATTACTGGAGGATTACAATGAATTTACGGGAGAGAATCATACGCTGGCTGTCAGGGCGTACCAACCAGAAGATTACACCGACGAAAAAGCCCATATTCACTACCTCACGCGAGACGCAAGTATGGGATTCGCGGACTCCATCTCCAGATTGGCAGAGGTGGATGAAAAACTCGTCTTAGTCATAGGCGATGCGCTGGGAACTGTGGCTCAAGGTATGCGAGATAGTAATGACATTACTTTACTCCGCGATAAGGATGTAGACCCTAAATTTGCCGAGCAACACGTGGGAATTACGACCATAACGAAGCTAAAAGGAGAATTTGATGTCGTTGTTGCGCTTGATGAGTTTGGAAAACTCGAAGATTCTCAGTTAGATTCTGAAATTCGAAAGATATCTAACGCCTTAAAGCCCGGTGGTGTGTTATACTTTAATGTGCATAATAAGAGTCATCATGCCCCAAATTGGAATGAGCATCCTGATCTTCCAAACAGGTTAAAAGCTCAGGGACTAGAAATGACGCACTTCGGAGGAAGTGAACTCTCCATTGCAATGAGGAAACCATGAGTGCAGGATACGGTCCTTCGTACTTCCATCGTAACAAAGCGACTGGGATTACTGCTGACAACGCGCAGATTATCGTAGATATTAGTGATACAACCTCGTATCCCCACACCGCTACCGGCGGTATCGCGCTATATGCGCTAAAGTTTCGTGTGAAGGGTACGGCAGGGAGCGCAGGTAACGCCACGCTTCAGATCGGAATAGTTGAAGAAAACGATGCGACAGACGGTACGTTTGCCATTATTGCCGAGTCTGATCTTGTTGCGTACAACGAAGAGTATGAATCCGCGTGGATTGAGTTCCCCGGCGGCATCGATCTTCGTGTCGTAAGTGGCGCGTTAACAGAGTCTCGAGCGCCTGTGTCTGGAAATCACACCATTCTCCAGAACGATGCTGGCGATCTTGTCGATGCTGAACGAGCGACCGACAAGAGCGCTGGAGCCGGAGACTTGATTGTACTGCTTGACGAAGGCACCAATGGGGGGACGTACGAATACGAAGCAGTAGCAGTTTGGCGCGAACTTTAGCGTATGGCTACCCCGTGTACTACGTGGAAAAATGTCGCGGACGCTGGCTGGACATGGGGAGATGTTAAAAGTCGCAGTCTTTCGTGGGGCGGGTTGAAGGCGTATTTTTGCCCGTCTGGTTCTATTCATCGGGCACCATCACGTAGTTTCAAACACGTAGCTCTGGCGAGGCGATAATGCCGTCCGATTCACACCACGCCTCGAATTCTCCGGCCCAGCAGACCGATAACGAGGAAATTGATTACACCATAGACTTCTCAGCCGCCTTGGGTACAGGTATTACTGTGGCAAGTGCGGCTCAGAAGGTGTACGATCTCACGGAACGCGAGAAAGATGTAACCTCTACCGCTTCTGCGGGGAGTGTAACCGTGTCTTCGCCGAATTGCACATGCGAAGTGAAGCTTCTTGAGCGTGGGCATAATTATCGTTTAGAAATGCTCGCTACGTTCTCGGACGGAGATAAAGTGTTGTCATATATTATCATTGAGTGTGTATTGTAATGGCTGCGGCATCTACAACAAGTCGAAGAAGTGTTCGACAAAAACTTTTAACCTATCTTCGAATAGGTGAAACAAGCACCACAACATCTACCGG